ATAGCCCTATTACTTTGGCCGGAGAAACGCAACGATGTTTAATTATCCAAAACAAGCCTGGGACGCAGCCATTCAAGCTAGCTATGCCCTAGAAGGCAAAAAAGACAATATTTCGATCAACTTTATGGTGGCAGCCAAGTTGCTAGACGACGAACAGCTCTTCTTGTCTGTTAGACAAGACATTGAAGATAGGGGTGTTGATGTTAGTGAACTAAATCGATACCATAAGCTGTCGCTGGGCGACTGGGACGATTCTAGGTCGTACTATACGATGTGGTGCAATAGTATATGAATAACAAACAGGTTCTAAAAGTAATGAAAGACTTATATCGGGCTGATGGTGATTGTTTTCATCGTTTCCCGAATATACTAGCCAAATGCGATGATATGTCTGTTGAAGATTTAGAAATGGCCTTAGACGATTTAGTTGAAGATGGCGATGTTATGAAAATGCCCGGCAATAATTCATGTCCCGAAGGCTATTTTAGGTATGATCCACAATGGTAATGCCAGTAAGACAGCGTTGCCCGCAGTGTCAACGGGAATTTGTTGGTAGTGATTGCATTGGCCGACCATGTTTCAGTTGTGAATTTGGTATTACATACGAAGTTCCAGATAGTATTTTTGGAGAGCTTATTTATCATCAAGAGGCATGGAAGTGTCCCGAGCATCCAGACGCTGAATTAACTATCCAAATGATAGCTAGCGATCCGGGCGGAATTAAAGAAATAAGAACTTGTACGATCTGCCACAAAAATAGTTTTTTAGCGTATTGATTTATACGCCCATGTGAAATATAATGGGTATGTAAGGCCGCTGTTGACTGGGGCGTGACCAAAGTTGGTACTTTTGGTCTGAGGGTTCGATTCCCTCCGGTGGCTCTCTCGCCCACCATGCGTGGGAAGAGTTCATGAGTCGTTGTAAGGCGACTCTAGTATGGTAGTTTTAGTGTAGTAGTCTGCACGATTGGCTGTGAACCAGTAAGCAAGGGAGCGTAACCCTTATTCTACCCTTTAGAATCTATTATGTTGAAGATAATATTTAAAAATTTAATACTTGATTGTTCCGTAAATCGTTTTTGACCTGACGTATCAATAATACAAAGCTCAATTCCTCGCTCTAAACAAGCCTGAAATTTACGGTTGTCATTATTAACAGTTTTTTGAAGCTTATCTTCTCCAAATATAGGTTCATAATGAAAAATACCATTAAGCTCAAATGCTAACTTTAAGCTAGGTATGTATATATCTAACTCAGAATTGATAGTGTCACTGCGATTAAAATGAAAATCAAAATTGTATCGACCAGTTAACATGTTTTGAATAAATAATTCAAGTTTAGAAACTCTAGTTCCTTTTGTTTTATGTTGATTATTATAAGTAATATTACAACTACAACAACAGAAATGATTAAGACTTTTTTTAATCTGGTTTAATCGTTTCGAAAAAGACTTGTTGCATTGTGAACAATTTACGATCTGTTGTTTATTTTTACCGTTGTTACGACATTCAACTGAGCAATACAAGCATTTTATACTTTTATGCCCATTTAAAGCTTTTAGTATTTGTTTTTTGGTTTCTAAAAATTCTTTGCGGCAGTAGCTACATTGTAATTTTAGACTATCAATATACCGAGAGTTTTTAAATTCATTTTCTGTATATAGGGGTGTCATATAAGTCTCCTTTATACTAATATACACAATATTTCGATAACACCCCCGGCAAAGTCAATATGAATATCGACGAACAATTTGACGAAGTTTACAATCAGACTTGTGGAATTATTGATTCTTACTACACCCTAATCCCACGCGAATATACTGCTGGCGTATGGTCTAGTATTGTTGATGAATATAAGTATGCATGTAAAGTAAAAGCTGTACTTGACAAAGTTTTGGAGCAACATAATGCTGATGCTATCTGATAAAGTTCTAAGCAAGCTTAACTTGCAAAGATTGCGTAATCACCATAGGACTGTAATGGCCACATTATCAAGACTAACATATCATCTTTGTAGCTGCGGTGATCCAAGTTGTGATTATGATTATGCCAAATATACAGACATTAATTCTGAGGCTATTACTGAATTGGAAAGCTATAAGAAAAAAGTAATGGAAAAACTTTATGAGCAGAACAAAAAAGGGTAGTAAAGGCCCCGGATATGAACATTGGGGTCGAAACCGCATTGGCGTTGAGGGTGACCATGGAACCGGATGGAAATGCCGAGAGCCCGGCCCGTATTGCAAGACTCGCCAGCATCGCTTAGATCGTCATACAACAAAGCAAGAGCTAGAAAAAAGGAATAAAGATGAAACCCTGGAATGAATATGAGTATACAGTACATAAAGTAGAAGGATTTTTTGCTGATTGCCGGGCCGAACTAGGTTACACTAAGTTTTTAACTGAGCAAGGCCGAATGATTTTAGAGGATGCTGCCATGGAAAATTCAAGCACATATGAGGGTGTATACAACTATTTGAAGGAGTGTTTGAATGCCCCCGGAATTTAGACTGGTTAGAGTTGCTTCTAAGCCTGAGCAATATTTCTACATTGAAGAACGTTATTGGTCTTGGTGGCCTTTTAATTTTGGCTGGCAATATAGAAGATGTCAAAGAAGTGGCTATCGACACCCTATGATTGTCGAAAATGAGGCCAGAGAAAGATTTGCTGGTCTTCTTAAAGAAGTGGCAGATGAACGGGCCTTTGTTTTATTTACAGTTATCAACGTCAGTGAAGAGACTGTAAAACCAAATAATTTCACCTTGGCAGACTGCAAACCCTTGCAAATCGGTTGGGCAAGATGTAAATTTAGTTTCGAGGCCATAGACGCACAGGGCCAGGAAGTGAAAAGCGAAGTTTGGGCTGATGATGAGGCTGCTGCTCAAGACGCTGTTCGCCAAATGAATTTGTTTGTAACTAAAATCAAACGCCTTGATGATCCAGACCAATATGTGGTGAGATAAAAATGGGAATGAGTAGAAACATGGCCAAGGCTTACGCTGAGGCTCTTGAATTTGAAAAAACTCTGACTATAGACGACTTTCCAAACGGCTCGATGGTAACAGTTATCACTGAGGAAGGTAGTCTATTCAATGTCCGCAGTGCTTGTTTGAAAAAATTTATCGTAGAGAAAGACGTTTACCTAGTTGTTTTTTGCGAACACTATTGTACAATGATCTTTCATGTTGATGAAGTTGACGCCTATTTTTCTGTGAACTCACAAGGGGAGAAAAGTTATGAAGAAGACGCTGCAAGAATTGAATGCCCAAGTTAAGAAGTTGGACGGTCGTCTGGGCGACGGTGTTGGTGCTAAGCGTGAGCGGGCCAAGATCGCGGAACGCATCGCCAAGCTGAACGAGCCGAAGGAAGAGGCCAAGGCTGAGAAGACCGAAAAGGTCAAGAAAGCTAAGAAGGCCAAAGTCAAAGCAAAATGAAGCAATGTCAAAAACATATGGTCTTTAGGGCCGACTGTTTTACTTGCCGGGCAGACGCATGGGGCGTAGACGTTGAAGATTTCTATCAGGAATCACTAAACGAAATCGCCCGTTTGCTGGATACTGATTCTGACGTTGGTAGTATTTTTAGTGCTATCGACCGAATGAAACAGCGTGAAACTAACATGAAAAAGATGATCGCTCAGCTAAGACACAGGAAAGATAATGAATAAGCAGGAAATAGAAGAATTGGTTTCTCATATCACTTTTCAAGTGTTAAATACTAAGTTTAAGTTTTTAGTTAAATCCGATCCCTTAGGGGGCCGGGTTTATGTTCAACTTGCCTTTGAATCGCCCGATGCCCTAACTGGGGTTTTAACCCAGTGGACTTCACGCAAGTATTACTTATCCGAGCATATGCTAGAAGATGAGATAGTGAAAACGTGTTACATGGCCGCAAAACAGTGCGTGGAACACGAAGTCATGGAAGGGTTTCAGTTTGATAGCAAGGTGGTATTTAATCCACATGTTAGTTTTCGGGCACTGCTTTCTATTACAGACCAGATGGTGTTAAGGCCCGATGTAGCAAAAGGCGTTTAAGCCCCTTGATTTTTGACCTGTCCGATGTATAATTGAATCCGTTTCCTTGATGTTTACTTTGACTTAGCGGAGAGTTTGTATGAAAAATAAGAGTTTGTGTCAGCAGTTACGCGAAGCAGGCAATCGCGTACATGTTACGCATTACCGTGATTATTTTGCGTTAGAGAAGGGTCGTCCAGTGGTGGTGTCTCATGCTCGTCATGAATTGCCTCACAAGGAAGATGTTCAATATGCTTTGCCGAAGGGTGGGTTTACAGAAGTAAAGATCACTACTAGAAATGGAAGTGAGTTTACTGCTGTTGCCGAGTGTTCACCACACGACAATTACTGTCGTAAAGTTGGAGTTAAAACAGCATTGGAACGTTTGTTGAAAACCATGGCTTTGAAGCAGTTGGTAGACGAATGACAATTTTAGCTGTATTATTTTTCCTCTTTTCGGCTGGTAGTAAGCCAGTCGAAATAGAGGTTGATAAAATTGAAATTAATACATGTTATGCTGATTTTACTCAAGAGTTTAATCGGTGGAAGGTTCCAGTAATAGCTCCATCTTATAAACAAATTTTAGTTTATGAGTGGAATCAAGAATATGGCCGGTATAATATAAGAGACTGGCTTATGATTGAGTCGGTACAGGCAATTTTATCTGCCGACAAACGTAATAAATGGCACTCTATGGTTGAGGAGAGAATTTATTATGTAAGTATGGTAGGTGAATACTATCATGTAAGAGTAAATTTGCATGGAGAAATATATAAACTAAAAACAAAGGTTTTAACCTATACGGAATGTCTATCAGAGGACGATCCAGAACGACAAAATCAAAAGCTTTTTGATGAAAAGTATAGGAACAAGATTTTTAAGCATTAAATTGGCGTGTTGAAAAACATAGGCGAATCCGCGAGACGTTGCATTACCAGCCATACGGGTGCAAAAAAGGCGGGAACGGTCAGAACGTTCGGTAGTCTAGAGGGTTAATGATGGCCTTACCTCTACCAATTTTATATTTAGGAATAATAATGGGTAAAATATCTTTGGTTAAAGACGGAAAAGTTCTTGACTGGCGATTCAAGAGAATGAATGAATATACTATTGCCTTTTATGTGGGCGATATATATGTCGGTCAAGTTTTTAAAATGAAAAATAGAAGTTATGCCGCAGTATGTGCTGGTGATTGCAAATTAAGAATGATGGAAGGTTTTGCTACTAGATATGCGGCGTGTCATTTTATACTTGTTTCAACTGGAATGTGTGAATGAATAAAATAATTTTAGCATTAGTTTTAATTTTGTTTTGTGCTGATGGTGATAAGCCTAAAACAGCTTTGATTCCTTTTGCTACTGAGGCTTATACAGCCAAATATCTAAAACCTGATGAGGTTCAATGGATAAAAAAGTCTGTGACAAAGTTAAACGGGCCAGCCGCTGTATCCGATAGTGGTATAGGTATAGGATATACAAATCTTGCCGAACATTTGATAGAATATCACAAATGTCCTAAATGGGTTGTAGACATGTACTCACCCGATCCAGTATTATTATGGCGGATTCATGAGGGGTATGAACTGGAATACCAGAGAGACGAATACAAAGAAAAAGACAAAATGTCACTTGAAATGCGAAATTACTATGCTAAAATGAGAGCAGAGTATCAAAAAGAGTTTCAGATGATGAAAGTAACTGGCAAGTGATAGTCTTTGAATTCGAGTTAACCTATAGTGATGGGATCATGGTTTATAACCATGTTCAGACAGAATTGCAGCCGTTACACTATGCTTGGTTGGCGGCAGCGATGGAAGCGACAAAGAATGAGTACAAGTGTTTGCATAAGATCACGTTGAAAAGTATTACTTACGGGGCGTTTTCAGGAAAAGAAGAAAAAGTATTGACTTTTGGCCTTGACTAGTGTATAATAGTCTTACAGCAAACGACAAATGGCCAAGTACGCTAAAGCAAAGCGGCGGGCTTTGCCCGAAACATGCTTCCAGAGTGTGATAGATCGCACAGGACTCTTCTAAAGTCTTAGACTAGGGGCAGAACCTAGTGGAAGTGCTTGAGGTTGACAACTCAATTACGTGGCCTTAGATGCTCACGGACATTTAGAATGGTGAAAGCCAGCAGTTTAAGGTTTTAATGCTATAGTGTCAGACAAAACCAGGGCTAAAAACGCCAAAGTAAGTAGAAGTGTGTCCCACATGGATTACTAAGGCAAATTATGGTCGATTAGTTTAATGGCTAAAACAGATATCTTACAAATATCAGAAAATTGTTCGATTCAATTATTGACCACTGTGATGGTTTGACTCAATTTTGTGTATATTAGTATAGGAGAAAACTATGCTAACATATACAAATGAAGAATTGAAAATTGCGGTTGCTACTAGCTTTAATTATAGTGAAGTTCTAAGAAAACTTGATCTATCGATTACTGGTTCTAGTCATAAAAATATACAAAATAAAATATTAGCTTTAGGATTTGACACTTCTCATTTCTGTGGTAATAAAAAGACCATAGAAAAAATGAAAAAACATTATTCTGAAGTATTAATTTACGGCGGTACTAAAAATCGTCAGCATGGCCATATTCTTACTAAAAGATTAAGAGAATATGGTATGACTTATTGCTGTGTATTTTGTGGTAACGACGGTGAATGGAGAGGTAAAAAAATACTACTAGAAGTAGATCATATTGACGGCGACTGGAAAAACAACACTCCGGAAAACTTAAGATTCTTATGCCCGAATTGTCATAGTCAAACTGGTAATTTTTTGAAGAAAAAAACACATAAATATTGTTCGTGCGGCGAAATAATAAAAACCAAGCAAGCAAAAAAGTGTAAAATATGCGGCCAAAAAGAACATATCAAAAATAGAAAAGTTGAAAGACCAAGTAAAGAAATTTTAGAAAAATTAGTTTGGCAAAAATCATCTGTTGAAATAGCTATGGAATACGGTGTTTCAGATACTGCTATAGTAAAATGGTGTCGATCTTATGGTATAAGCAAGCCGCCAAGAGGATATTGGGCAAAACAAACAAAAAGGGTTGACAAATAAACAAATCTGGTGTATAATAATTCTACAACTCGGATATTCCACACGGGTGTCTGTAAAATACTCGACGTTAAATTGTGTGGTGGTTGTCAGGTGGTTCAATTCCATTATCCGAGACTGGGTTCTAAACCTTTATTGGGTCGCTCCCGATATAGAGTTGAAAACTCGTCATGACGCTCCCTCAGTCCTTGGGACATAAATCTAAAGGACACGTTAAACGGTTCGGTATTAATGTAGTGGTTAGCATAGCTGTCCGTAATGGGATGACAGGGCATGGTTCGAATCCGGCATACTGAATTCTTGTGGCCCCTACCACAAGGCAATTGGGAAAAATCCCCCAGGAGTGGGAAGTAAATCTAACTCTAACGGTTTTTATTAGTAATATTGGTAATTACGCTGCCCCTTTACGGCAGAGAAATAAGTTCGATTCTTATATAAAACACTGCTAAATTTTAGTGTAATGGACAGCACGCTCCCAGTGAGGGGAGAAGACGGGTTCGATTCCTGGTATTTGGCTTTAACGTGACTGAGGTGTAAAGGTTTGCACAGAACTTTTGGGAAGTTCGGGAGGAGTTCGAGTCTCACAGTCGCGATTTGGGTCAAATCTTACTTGTTTGACTAAATTTGTGTATATATTGGTAAGGAGAACCAACTATGCACAACGAACAAGAAATAAGAAAAATATTTGAAGAATCTAAAAGTAAATCAGACGCCTCTAAAGCCTTATACGGCTTTTCAAACGGTTCTGCTTTAAACAGAGTTAATAGTCTTATTAAGCAATACAACATTGATATAAGTCATTTTGATCGTGGAGCAAGTAAAAAAACTTTATATCCAAAAATAATTAAGAAGTGTCCAGTTTGTGATAAAGATTTTGAAACACAAGAGGGGCACCCAAAACAAAAGAGAACATGTTCGTATGGCTGTGCTAACTCCCATTTTAGAACTAAAGAAGGTAATGGCCAATATGCATTAGGTGTTTATGCTAAAAACACTGGCACTAGCTGTTTAAATGGATACGGTACAGTTTATCGAGCATTATGTTTTAACAAATATGATTACAAGTGTGCCCTGTGCGATTGGACTAAAGTAGTCGAAGTTCATCACCTAGATGAAAACCACTACAACAATGATATCCGCAACCTAATTCCTCTCTGCCCAAATCACCATAAACTAACTACTATGGTAAAATTCAAGGAAGAAACACAAAAAGAAATTGAATTGTGGTTGCAAAAACAAGATTTTAGTGTATAATAACTTTATCCAAGGTGTAAAACTCGAAGTGAGTTGCCTGTTCTGGAAACAGGAATTTGGAGGGTGCGACTCCCTCACACCTTATAATGCCGGTATGTTGTAGTGAAAGCGAGTTGCTCTTGTAAAGCGAAAGCGGGGGTTTGATTCCCTCTACCGGCTCTCTTCCTAGGGGTGTGTGGTTGGTGCCCGAGATACTCTGATAAGGTGTCTTTAGCAAGTTCGATTCTTGTCGCCCCTACTACTAGGAAAAGAGCAGGCTATCCTCGGATTACGAAAAGCCTCAGTGAAATTAACTGGCGATTATGGACGCCGTGAACGTGGTCCCCTAGTTTTTGAAATAATCATGACCGAAATTCAAAAAGTTAAAAAATTGCGTGAACTGACGGGCTGTTCTATATTTGACTGCCGGGCCGCTTTGACAGAGGCTGAAGGCGATATAAATAAAGCAGTCCGTATTTTGTTTAATAACTCTAGAAAAAACGATAGATGGAGATTTTGATGAACGCTGTATTTACTGTACTTGGTATTATGATTTTTGCTCTTATGTGTGGTATAGCTTTCGGTGCTTTGCTAGCATTTCCAGTTATGTGGCTTTGGAACTCATGCCTAGTAGGTGCTATTGCGGGCGTAGCCCCAATTAGTTGGCTACAGGCTTGGGGTTTAATGATTTTATCTTCATTACTAATTAAGAGCTATGGGGCTACTACCAAGTATTGCGAGAGCAAGTAATGAACTACGATCACATGGCTTATACGGCTGGGGCCATAAACAAACTTGACGAATTGGCCCGGAAATATTATGAAAAAGTAGATATATTAGCATTAAAAATGGCCATGGACGAAGGCCGCGATCTAGTTACCGAAAAGGATATTGAAAAGGCAGCAGCGGACCTAGAAATAGCTAAAGCTAGAATCTGGGGTAATGAAATCCAAGACCTAAGTGCAATTAAAGTTATTACTGGTAGCGGTTGTCGTAGTGGCTTTACTTGCACCAACTGTAATGCTAAAATTGTAATGGATAGTACAGGCAGTGGTAAGGCGGGCACTAATGATGGTGACACTTACTATGTATTAGGCCCGTGTACTTGTTTATTGCCCTGTCCAAAATGTGGTAATGGTGGAGTAAGAAATATAAAGTATGCGGAACAAGAAGCTTTGCAGGGTTTGGATAAAGTTTCTTTAAAAGAAATTTTCAAAGACAGTTGATTTTTTAAATTGTTTAGAGTATAATAATCCTACAGTCAACACAAAGTTGACAAACATACCCATCTACACTAATCGGCAAGTGGGCAGTCTTTGAAGCTGCTGTAATCCGTCCTGAACGGTATCTAGGTTCAAGTCCTAGGGTGGGCGCTATATGGGGTTGTAGTGTAAGGGTTAACACAAGAAGCTTTTACCTTCTAATACAAAGTCCGAGTCTTTGCGGCCCTATTTATGAATTATGTTTAACAACTAATTGACAAAGAAGTATAAATTCTTCATTAGTCATTGCACCCTTAGCTTGGTTGGCCTCTTTTGAACATAAACCCAAATTATCTATTGAGTTGTCGCCACCCCTAGATATAGGGATGATATGGTCAAGCTCATAGGTTGATGATTTGGTTAAGTCTAAAGGCTTACCAGTAAGATAACAATGTGGGTTTTCACCGAATTTTTCCAAAGCCTGTTCTACTGTAATCATATTCATTGAATTGCCTGCATTAAATCTGTGTAATTTTTTGTATAAAAGTCTACACCATGGGGTCTTTACTATGTTTATGTTTTTAAAATTATATTTTCTGTAATTAAACTCAGATATTTTTCTGACCATTGGATGATCTTTTGATCTTTTTTTATAGACCCTTAGCCTCATTTTTTCCTTTTGGTTATCACCCAAATGGTAAGTAACTGTACTTCTTGCACAGTTCAATTTTATTGCGATCTGTCTATGACTTAGGCCACTATTTTTTAATTCGATAATTTTTTCTTTTAACATTTTTAACTCCTTGTATCGATCCAAAAATAAATACACAAAATAGTTGAAATTTGAAACTATCTAGTGTATAATAAAAGTACAAGTATGGGAGTGAAGCTTATTTGGTAAAGCATCCGACTCTTAATCGGAAGTCTTGTGGGATCATAACCCACTACTCCTACTGACCTTAGCGGGTCAATAGTATAAGAGGGTAGCTACCTTTTATACAAACACTAGTGTTGTCCGGATGGACGTAAACTTTCCACCAATCGTTAGCTTAACCGGCAAGAGCACCTGATTGAAAGGGTAGATATGGGTTCGAATCCCATACGAATGGTTTAGTATGTGGGTGTGGCGTAACGGTAGCCGCAGCACGCTTAGAACGTGCCGCCCTTTAACGGGCGTGGGGGTTCGACTCCCTCCACCCATACTTTTATGCGGGTGTGGTGTAATTGGTAGCCACAAGACACTTAAAATGTCTCGGCCTTGGCCGTGCAGGTTCGAATCCTGTCACCCGTACTTTTTGATTTTGAATTACTTGGAGAAGTTATGAAAGCTAGATTTGGTATCACAGAAGCCGAAGGCTTCATATCTAATATTGGGATCATGTTTGAAAACGGCATGACTCTAGTACCGCACACCAAAAAAGGTCTTCTTTGGTCAACCAAACTAGAAAAACTAGCGATATACAATCAATTTCTAGATGTAATATTATCGTTAGAAATTGAAGTAGAAGATATTAGCAAACTTGTTGAACTTGCGGAGCGTACATGAGCGATTCACTTTTTTCCGGCCTTGTTTTAGTTAGTAAAGCCGACGTTGCCTTTGCCTGCAAATCTCAAATTGAACATATTAAACAGCTAAGGCTGGAAGAAAAAGAAGCTTGGATTCAAGGTTGTTTGATGGGCCTGAAACAAAAATATGAAAAGGCTTGGTTTAAATCTCTCTGTGTAGAGCCTACTCGTGAAAATGCAGAAGCTGCATTTAAATATGAAGATGAAAATGATTTTTTTAGTAGTAGTGAAGAATATAAAAACAGCATAAGATATAGAGATAATGAGAGATTTTGCAAAAACCTTCTTTATGTCGCCGAAATTGTGGGCGTTGAAGACACCATGTGGTTAACAGTTGAATCATTGAAACTTTGTAGATTTAAGGATTATGTATGATGATTTTAGGTATTGGCTCCACTATTACTAGTGGGGATATGACGGGCGTAGTTAAGGGCTTTACTAATGTAAGAGGTATGGGACCAAGAGTAGTTATTCAATGGTCAAATGTAACATACTTACAAGAATATACTTTACAAGAAATTGAAGAAGGGATGGGTGCTTAATGGCTGCACAAGCAAAACGAGATTTGGGTCAAAGAATTGTTCATGTAGACAGGCTGGAGCTAGTGGCTGTTCTTGAGGGTAATCTTAAGAAACATATTGCTGAGTATAACGAAGCTAAGGCTGGCTATAAAACTGTTCTATCAACCAAAATTGAAGAAGAGTTTAACAGGGCAAAAAAGCAGTTAGCCAAGGATCGTAAGCGGGCCCTTCAAAAGGTGGCTGAGCTAACCGATGAGCAAATTGACAAGCAGCCCGAATACATCACTGTCGTGCCCGGCAATACAGTGGAAATGGCTGTGCCGCGATCTTACGCGAAAGAGTATGAGGCCGCTCTTGACATGGCTCGGGCCGACAAGCGAGACACTCTAGAACTGACCATGCCCGAGTTTAACTGCTTCTGGCGTGATGAGTGGGACTGGAAGTCTGAGTTCGATACTGTTTCCAAACTCTATGTAGGATTTAGCAAATAACCTAAAATAGGGGATTAAAAAGAACGTAGGCGTTGAGCGACTTGCAATCGCGAGAAACTAGTGCGGCAGCACTTACGGAATAGTTGCCTTCCACCCTGTTTTTAGTTTTTGGAGAAAAAATGACACAAACCATTGTGAAGGTAAGAAAAGTTAGTGGCGATGAATTAATTCGGGCTTTAAAAAGCTTGGGGGTAGTTCCAGAAAACGCTACAGTTACTTTTGAGCTTAAACAAGATGACGGAATCATATCTTTTGACGGAGTTATGATTAAGTTAGTCGAAAAAAATGACTCTGATGAGTTGTTTAAACTCTAAGTTGTGTGTATAATAGAAACAGCCCAAGAAATTGGGCACAACCGTGGCACACCCGATCTGGCTCTTATAAGGCTAGTCTTGGATTATAAAATCGGGCGGTTCCAAGTAGGTTCGACTCCTATGCTGCGGACTTAATATGTCTCGGTATCGAGGCTGTTTCCTAAACAGTTTATCGTAATGGACGATGTGGGTTCGAATCCCATCCGGGGCTCTACTTTTTGAAAGGGTAATTGAGTGTATAAAGTAACACCCGAAGCGGGCAAAGAATTAGTTGATTTGATGCAACAGTATGGCGAAGTAATGCAAAAAATCTCCATTCTGCTAAGACGAAACAGGCTTCCTAGCGATATCATATTCTTCGATGGGGAATGGGAAATAGCTGAACAGCAAGTAGAATGTGAATCTATTGCAATTGCTGTAGACAATTTAATGGCAAATACTGAGGAAGGTTAAATTTCATATACTGGTCAAATTTGTGTATAATAGTGTATGAAAACATACATTTATATACTAAAAGACCCTAGGAACAATGATGTGCGGTATGTTGGTAAAACCACCAACGTAGAACGTAGATTTAGCTCTCATATAAGCCGTTCAAAACGTAGTAAGCACCATGCTGCAAATTGGATTAGAAGTCTATTAAACTTGAGTCTAAAACCAATTATTGAGATTGTTGAAATATGCGATAATAATAATTGGGAGCAAAGAGAAAAATACTGGATTTCATATTATCGACAATTTTATGATTTAACCAACACTACAGACGGTGGTGAAGGTGGTGCGACATATGGTAGAACTGGTAGACCTTGGAGTGAACAACAAAGAATAAATAATAGAAAGTCTAGACTCGGTGTAAGCATACGCCAGTCAGATAAAAACGGAAAAAGAAAAGAAGCTAGACGCGAATATTTTAACAGGACAAAGAAACCAGTTGTACAGTATAGTTCAGATGGGGTAATAATAAAAGAGTTGCCTTCAACAGTTGAAGCTGCAAAAGAACTCGGTCTAATTAACTCAAATATTATTGCGTGCTGTAAATCGGAAACCAAAAAGGCAGGCGGATTTCGCTGGAAATATAAGGAAAAATAAATGAATTCAGAAAACTTCGTTTTTTGGCTACAGGGATATCTTGAATTAACGCAAGAGCAAGGTATGACACCGGGTCAAGTTCAAGTCATTAAAGATCACATTGCTTTGGTTTTGACCAAAGTAACACCATCGATTGATGTTAGTAAGTATGCCGCACCCCTAAAGCCCTATATTTATTGTACAAACGGTTACTATCAAGGTCATGGGCCGATTAACTATGATGGCAGGGCCGATGAAAGCGAACAGATTTTTTGTTCTGCTAAACCATCTGTGCATTCTTGGGCGGGCGAAAAAGCTTATGAAAACCTTGGGTTAAATCCCTATGAATATGGAGTTAAGCCCTCTCATTTACCACCAGACCATAAAGGTTTGTGGTGTGACTTGCCACCCGATCTATCAACAATGGGGCACACAACTTTCGATGGCAACGGTGGCATTGTATCATACAAAATGCCCGATCCACCAGCGAGTTGCTAATTATGACTAAAACTAAACAAGAGTTTGATTTAATAGGTGGTAAAAGCACAGTATGGTCTTTTGAAAAGGGGCCATATTTATTTGAGGTTATGCATAGTCCATCTGAACGTTTTAAATGGTTAACATGGCAGGTACAAGTAATCTATTCTAGCGGTACAGATAGATGTAGCGTTAATGTGTCTGCACCAACTAGAAAAGCTGCTTTTAAAAAATTTAGACTACAAATAAAACTTTTACGAGAAATGTTAGCTAAACGCGATCAGCGTGTGTATAATACAATTGGCGGGACGGGGTATAGCAAGCCCAAACTATCTCGAAAATAGTCACTCCTAAGACGAGCTATCGGTTGAAGTCCGATTTCCGCCGCCATGGAAGTAATCCGAAGTTGGCTGAGGAAACCGTTTTGAACACGGCTGGCCCTAAAAAGCTTGTGGGATCGTCACCCTCTACTTCCGCTATGATTATCAATAACCATTTGACATAGTTGAACAAATTCTTCTAGAGTTAAATCGTTTTTTGCCATGTTTGCATTTCTAGTGCACAAAAATATAGACTTTGATTTACTTTGAGCGTATAATTAAACAGAAGCGAGGCGAATATTGGCTTTGTCGCGGCATCCTGGAAAGATGTTCCGGTTAAAACCCGGTGCTGTTTCGATTACAGTCGCTTCTGCCTTTTTTTATAAATCAGCCGCCTTTGAGCGGCTTTCTTTTTGCCTGTGAGGTAATCTTGCCATTAATAATACAAACTACATACATTGTAAATTTTTGGGATATTCATAAAGATAAACCCATATCCAGGCGTCTAAAAGATGCCGACGAAGCTATTATCTTAATGGATCGCCTTCGTAAGGCTGGTCACAGTAATGTTAGACTTGAAATGAAACATAAGAAAAAGAGGATTTGATGAAACAATATTGTCTTGGTTTTTGCTTTAGTTTTGATGATAAAGAAGTGGCCCTAATTCGCAAGGCGAAGCCTGCATGGCAGAAAGACAAGCTGAATGGTGTCGGCGGGCTTGTAGAGGAAGGTGAGACCGCTAACGCAGCAATGGTCAGAGAATTTAGGGAAGAGACCGGATACGACTTGAAAGACTGGGTACACCGTGGTACAATGGTCATTCGAAAAGAAAGAACCAATGACGAGGTAGATCAGCTAGTTCATGTCTACTTGGGTTATGCTGACCCGAGAGACTTGCAAACCACGACCGAAGAAGAGGTAGTAACTGTCGATGTAGCAAGATTACCGGACGACGTATTACCTAATCTAAGGTGGCTTATTCCCGCAGTTCTCGACAAGGACTGCCCATTTTTAGTAATTGAATATATGTGAGGATAGCATGTCGCATTTTATAATGCATTCCACTACTAAAGAGTATATTTATGATCGTGTGATTTTTGGACTTGCTCCAAACCACCGAATAAACATTAGTAGTGAACAAGAATTCAAAATATATGGACATAAAGTAGTAATAGATAATTTACTTGTTCCCACCGTAGATGAAACCGACAGATGGATATTTCCAAAAGAACGGTTCGTTATCTATGAGGAAAGCGATGAAGACTGGTGCCGCTACTTTGGCATCGGTCGTCAGGGACTGGGGGTAATTATCGGTGAGATTTATCGAGTCGTAGGCGATGGCACACGATACCCAATCGAGTTTGAATTTAGTAATCCTTCGATCTGACAAAAAAAGTAAAAAATAAGTTGACTTTACGAATGCCTTAGTGTATAATAGAGGTACCAAACACGGAAACGGCGTTTGGCCCCGAACTTCGCTCGGTTATGCTGTTAAGCGGTTTTCAGTTCTCCGCTTAATGGATAATCAAAAATTGTAAAGAGTTGTTCGGCTAAACTGTAAAATCCACTGGTAGCTGAGATAGATTAGCGATGTGCTGAAGACACGTAGAGGTTGGCGCGATACCATCCCGGTGGGCTAGAAACGACCAAAAAATAGGAGTTGATGCTAACTCTATAAAAAAACGGTGTATAAGAAATAGCATAGAATTACCACCTAGAAATAAATTTAGTGGTAAAATTTGGAGAGTAGGTAAATAGTAAGCTTGTTACGATATCCTGCTAAGATATTCCGCCTAAAAAACGGTGAGGGGGCAGCACCCTCACTCTCCGCCTTTAAAATTACGGGTGATAAGTATAAGGGATTTTGTACGCCGAGCTACGAACTCGGAAGAAGTGGCTCGACTCCACTATCGCCTACTATTATTGGTCTGTGATGTAACAGTAGCATGGGACTCTCTGAAAGTCTTCGCCTAGGTGTAAATCCTAGCAGGCCAGCCTTTTTGACTTCTTTTTGGAGATTGTATGAACAAGACAGTTGAAATGTTGAATCGTGCCTTTAAGGCCGATAAAGATGCGATGTTTCTATTGACTATCAATCGTGTTCAGTGCAATTTAGAACTTGCTACCGATCCTGATATTCAAGCCGAACATAATAGAACAACCGGCACATTAAGCGTTGGTGCTTTAGGCTTAATTAATGGAGTTTTAGCAGCTAATGGGTTGCCTTTAGTTGCTGCTATGTTTGAAGATACAGGTGAGGGTTATTCTAAAATGATAGGATTTTGTGAATATGAAGCTAATCCGTAAACCACAAATTATTGATGCCATCCAAATGCCCGACCAGTGGTCTCCAACGGCCATGAAAGTATTTTCTGAGTGGCTATCCAATAGACTCAGCGAAGATTGGCGTTTTGAGTTTCACTCGGATATCGGCATCATTTTTTATAATAGTAAGTGGAAACAAACACATACAGCTAATTTCGGCAGATTGGCCCCTAGTCGGTGAGCAGGACAACGGGGGCGGTAGGTGCAGTTGACGGATAATGCCGCAACCTGGGGAAACCCAGAGATAGATGATACCATAGAACAGAATCGGGGCTACGGATTGTCATTTTTACAAACGGGAGAAGATCATGAAAACTTTGGCAGAGTTAAAAGAAATCGAACGAAAATTTGCAGAAGAACGGCTAATCAAAGAAGAGGCTGATCGCAAACTTCGTCAAGTTGAAGATGAACGATGGAAAAGGGAAGACTATCCAAAAATAGTTCAAGAAATTTTGGAGGATATTCCTAAAAAACTTGAGGAAAAGCTTTCTAAAGATAAACGACTGCCTGATGTATATACTTATAGTGTAGATGCAAATAGTTATAAGTATAGACAAAGATCAAGTGAAATTGTCAGTGAGGTAATTGTAAAGCTTCGCGAGCAAGGCTATAATGTTAGACGAGAGTATCGCCACGGACATGATGATGGTGTTCCGACAGAGGGGTTCGGCCCAAGCGACTGGGAATATTACGACATAATTATTAAACTATAGGTGTTTAATGTATACCATCCCAGCAAAGCTGTATACCGATGGCCGCAAAATCGTGGCTAACCTTGGATGGGACTTCGGTAACTACTACTATAAGTTAATGCCGAAATACTTTGAAGCAACTAGACAAAAGTACGAGGCACATGTTACTATAGTTCGTAGCTTTGAGAAAGCAAAAATAACAAAAAACTATAGGGGTTTAATTAGCGTAAGCTATGATCCCATGGTATACTTTGACCATCCTTATTACTTTTTGAAGTGTTGGTCAAAAGAAATTGGACGAATTAGAATTGAATGCGGGCTTGAGGCGTTTCGAAAGCCCTTTGATTATTATCATATTACCATTGCGAATGTAAAGGAACAGGGCCGGTGACATTCATAATGGCCATAATGACCTTATGGTGAATCACTCCCGGCTATTTTTATATTTTACAATCTCTTCACAAAGAGAATAAAACTCATCTAGTGTTAAGTCATTTTTAGCTTGATTTGCTTCTTTGCAGGCTAAACCACAATTTTCCAAAGAGTTATCGCCTCCTTTTGATCTAGGTATAATATGATCTAATTGATATGTGCGAGACTGCTCTAAGTCTATTTTTCTACCAGTAAGATAGCATTTCGGTTCTGAACCTATTTTTTCAATTAATTGCTCTAAATTAAACATACGTTTTACTCTGTTTTCTATTTTTATGTATGAAAAATGGTGTATTTTTAAATTCAAAATTTCAGAAATGGTTTTTTGACTATTACCCCCATGGCCAGTGCCACTTTTGTTTTTTAGAAAAAAATCTCGTTTATGTGCTAAAGGGTTTGACTGCCTATATTTTCTTCCTCTTGCGTTGCTTTTTTCTTTTTGTCCTGGCGAAGTATGATAACATATAACGCTAGAGGTGCAGCCAAGCTTTTTTGCCACCTCTTGCTTACTATAGCCTTGTGACAATAATTCGAATATTTGTGCTTTTAAATTTTTGTTCATGAATCGAAATCCTCCTAAAATAAATACGCAAAACTTAGCTAAAGAGCTTGCTTTTCACGCCTCGGCGTGCTATAATACATTGGTAAACTTTTGATCCCATTTGGCAAACTGAGGTACATAAAAAATGAAGGTTTCTGGCTTAAAAACGATTCTTAAGAATCACGTTGCGATTGTTCTTGATCTTTCCGGCAGTATGCAAGGTTTAACCGCCAAGCTTAAGCAAGTTTTTGACAACCAAATTCGAGTGTTACGCGATCAAAGCTTGAAGTTTGAACAAGAGACTCGCGTTAGTGTTTATACGTTCAACAGCTACAGTTATGGCAGAATCAATATCGAATGTTTAATCAGCGATGTTGACGTTGCACGCCCAATGGAGCTAGAGTCTCTAAGTGCAAATGGTGGTACACCACTTCTTGATGCTACGGGCCTTGCTATTGAAGATTTGCAGTTACTACCACAAAAGTACGGCGATCATGCTTTCATTGTCTATGTTCTAACAGACGGTGAAGAAAATACTTCCAAGAAGTATAATGCTATTAGCTTTGCCAAAATGATTAACAATCTACCATCCAATTTTATGGTTTTGGGATTTGTGCCTAACAACAACGGCGTCCGTTATCTTAAGGGTTTCGGATTCTCTGAGGGCAACATCGAAAAGTGGGATACCACTGAGAAGGGTCTTGAGGAAGTTGGTAAGACTTTCGAGAGAAGTATGGACTCCTACTTCACTATGCGTAGTCGCGGCGTTCGCACTTCTGACACCATGTTTTCTGACCTTAAGAATGTAAACCAAACGCAGGTTAAGCAAGTTCTTAAAGAAGTAAAAACTAGTGACTACGAAATCGTAATCAATCCAGACACACAGGCTGTTGAAATTCGCGATCTTGTAAATGACAAGGCAAAACTACCCTTCGTTAAAGGCAAGGCCTTTTACGAGTTGGTTAAGAACGAACATGTTCAGGCAAACAAACAGATTGCTATTCAAAATAAGAAAACCGGCAAGGTTTTTGCTGGTGATGAGGCTCGCAGTCTATTGAATTTGCCGAGCTATGAAGTTAAGATCATGCCTGCTGACCACGGCGAATGGATTGTGTTCATTCAAAGCAACAGCGTGAATCGTAAGATCATTCCTAAAGAAAGAGTTCTTGTTTTTAAATAAGACAAATATATGACAGCACAGCCAACAGTTATTGAATTAGGTCCGGGCGTTTATGACATTCTTGATTTCCCAATTGGAATTAAAGGTCTTGTATTAAAAGGCTCGGGCCGAGAAGGTCCAAATGCCACCATAGTAAAGGGCTTAAAAGCCAGAGGATTGTGGTATAGCGACATATCCAATATCTGTTTTAAACCGGCATCAGCACAAGATGTTGTAGTTGATATCGACGGGCCCGTTAACGGAGTGGGCCATGGAACACAAGCCAATACATTTTCGAACTGTATGTTTGATGGCAGAGGCATGAACGACAATGCAATGTCTAACTATGTCTTCATGATGAATCGCACTTCTGGCAGTTCGGGCCAGGGAAGCGAAAATATGTTCATCAATAATCATTTTGTAGGTGCTAAAAAAGCATGTGTTTATATTCATGGTTATAATGCTCTAAATAACCAATTTATTGGTGGAAATTTTCAAACATACGATAGGTGTGCTATAGAAATGCTATTTGGCTCTATGCATATACTTGGTGTTGGATTTCAGTCTACAGCAGGCTTAAGACAAATCGAAAATGATGGTTGGGATATTAAATGTGATAGCGGCGGTGTTGGAGACGGCATTTCAGTAATAGGTTGTAGAACTGAGTCATTAAGATTCTACATCGGTTGTGGCGCTCAGCCACCAATGATTATGAATTGCAATCAGCGAGTGCCAGTTAATGTTTGGTGGCAAAACTATCCTTATCTTGTAAATGATTTGGTTATTCTGGGTAAAAAACTCTACAAGTGCGTGCAAAATCATGCGTCCCTAAGTATAACTGATCTAAACAACCAATCTTTGTGGCAACATATAAATTTCAATGTTGTTGAATCGATTGCGGGCACAGTTATAAATAGTAACTGGCAGTGCGGAAACGTAGCAATTTATCATGATGTACAAAAACCTACATATCAGGTAATCGCAACAGGACCGGCCACTACAACAACTGTCTATGAAATGGAACCCAATATCACAGACATAACTGTGGATGCGACCAACGGGCCCGTAGAAATCAGATTATGTAGTCCGGGTATCGTTCCACATGGAAAAGAAGTAAAAGTAATTCGTGGAGATTATTCTACTCATGCAGTTACTATTAGAGAAATGTATTTCAATAACAAAAATGTCTTTGCTATTAATTTAACATCTAATCCATGTTGTTTAACGTTTCAGGCTGTTGGTGGTGGTAGCTTCCCGAGACGTTGGTATAACATAACACCGCCAAGTATGTCAAGGTTTGTATAATGGGACCAGCCGCTCTCACAATAGCAACCTTGCTTTATGCAGTAATTGCTGTTGATAACTTGATTAAAAAAGACTACCCCCATGCTTTGATTTGGGGGGCTTACTGCATCGCGAATTTAGGCTTCCTTTGGCATGAGCTGACACGGCCTATACTACAAAACTAATCCAATATTTGATTTCATTGCGTATAAATCTATAGGAGGGTTTATACGTTATGAAAAAATGCAGCGATTGTGGATTAGAAAAAGATAGCTCTGAGTTCTATAAAGAAAAAAGAGTGAAAGACGGTTTAAAGAACCAATGTAAAAATTGTTTTTTAGACTATAAAAAAACTAAGTATGTCAAAAAAGAAATCAAAAGCCTAAAACCAAGAAAAGACCTGACAGGTCAAAGATTTGGTATGCTTTTAGTTTTAAATTTTGAAGTTAAGAAAAACGGGCCGAATACATGCGAAGGGGGCTGGAATTGTCAATGCGATTGTGGTAAAATAGCTCACGTAGTAACACATAGACTGACAGCCAATCAAGTCAGAAGCTGTGGCTGTGCCAGATCATCTAAAACTGGCAATAAAAACCATAACTGGAATGGGTATGAGGAAATATCTGGAAGCATGTATAGCAAAATAATGGTGGGTGCGGCTAGAAGAGGTTTAGATTTTAAAGTTGATGCTAAATATCTTTGGGAACTTTTTATTAAACAAAATAGAAAGTGCGCTTTAACTGGTCTAGATTTGATTATTCAGAGCCCAAGTAGACGTAACAAAACCATAAACGCATCGCTAGACAGAATAGATTCCTCAAAGGGCTATATCGAAGGCAACTTGCAATGGCTACACAAAGATGTAAACATGATGAAAAATTGTTTCGATCAAGATTACTTTATTAAAGTTTGCAAACTAGTAGGAAATCATGCACAAACAAGCACCGTACCTAATTAATTTGTTCGCAGGGCCCGGAGCAGGTAAATCTACATTGGCGGCTGGTCTATTTTACAGAATGAAGCAACTTGGTTACAATGTGGAGCTAGCCGCCGAATATTGCAAAGACCTCGTATACGAGGGCCGCAAACAAACCATGAAAAATCAACCGTACATTTTTGGTAAACAGTATAATAGAATACAAAGACTGGCCCAGCACGTTGATTTTATTGTGACCGATTCTCCACTGCTTTTTTCACTTGTCTATGTGGATGAGAGCACGCCAGCCAGCTTTGCTCCGTTCGTGATGGACGTTCACAACACGTTCCACAACATAAACTACTTTGTTGAGCGTACCAAGCCGTATGTGGCAATCGGTCGCAACCAAACTGAAGCAGAGGCTAAAAATCTCGATGGAAACGTCCGTTTGCTCTTGCATAACTACCAACTGCCATATAAAATGGTGCATAGTAGTGATAAGGGTATTGAAACCATTTTAGAGGATTTGAGAGATTTAGTATGAGCATGATTGAAAAAGCCAAGGCATTTGCTAAGTCGGCACACAGAGGCCAAAAACGACGTAATGGAGAAGATTACTTTGAGGCTCACGTACAAAAAGTGGCCGACTATGTAAACACATATAGTTTTTCTTTGTTCCCAGATCATATATCTACAAATGAAAAATATATGGAAGCAGTAATTTGTGCTGCTTATTTACATGATACGGTTGAGGATTGTATTGAAGCTCATTTGGACGAATGCGGTACAGTAGATTGCGATCTGGAAACCATTGAAGAATTGTTTGGCCCTAGGGTTCGTGAGCTTGTAGATGCTCTAACCAAAAGGCCCGGTGAACGCTATTATGAAGCTATAGTTAGAATCATGAAAGCAGGCCCGATGGCTCGCGGTATTAAGATTGCCGATCTAACATGTAACATGGCGGATGCGGACAAAAAAGAAAAAGAGTCTGCTAGATATGCTAAATATGAGCTAGCAAAACACCTTTTGGGGGTGACACTTGATTGAGGTAACCGGTAATTTCTTTGATTATGCTCAAAGTAATGGAATACACGCTTTAGTTTGTACGATTAATCAGGTGACCACTAAAACCGGTCGCTTGGTCATGGGGGCTGGAATAGCCAAAGCATTCAGAGATAGATACCGAGACCTTGATCTTGAGTGGGGCGGCTTAACTAGGTTTGGTAAGTCGGGTTTATTGGTTTCTTGGAACTACATGCCCAGTCTAGTTATTGGCCTACCGACCAAAACCGACTGGAAACTACCTTCAGACAAACGTTTAATTAAACGCAGTTTGGCAGAACTAAAAGAACTAGTCGAAGAATACAATATAGATCGTGTTTTATTGACTCGGCCCGGCTGTGGTAACGGCGGTTTTAAATGGCCCGAAATTTTACCTTTGTTCAAAAACTTTGATGATAGGTTTGTGATTATATCACCATGATAACTAAAAGCAATACCGGCGTTTGGATGCATGACGAAAAACGCTGTGAATCTGTGTCTCGCATGGTTGCAATCGATGTAATGATTACCTTGGGTTTAGACCCGGCAGATTTTCGTACACGCGATAAGATCATTAATGGTATACATGATAGAATCAATCGATCATTAGATGAAGCTGCTGCCTCAGATGCAGTTCTATGGGGCGATCTTTTAGACCTTTTAGAAACGATTAATGAATACTATGGCAAAACTTAGATTTATTGGTGATCTTCATGGACATACAGATGCATACAAGCAAATCATTGCTGATGCCGATTACTCTATTCAGGTTGGCGATCTTGCTTTTCAATATTCTTTCTTGAAAGACGTTGATTTTAGTAAGCATCATTTCTTTTGTGGCAATCATGATAATCACGATGACTGCCAGAACTGGCCACATTGGCTCGGGCGATACGGCGAGCTAAATGGCGACATGTTCTTTGTCGGTGGTGGTTTTTCTATCGACTGGAAACAGCGTACCCCCAAATTAGACTACTGGCCTGACGAAGAATTGACTTTGGCGGAATGCGGTGCAGCCTTTTCATCGTACAAAATAAATAAGCCTCGTATAATGCTCTCGCATGAGGCCCCCAGGTCGATTATCCATAACTTTACCAACGGCGACATACTAACGCGATTTGGACATGATCCGGTCACATTTACGACACAGACGAGCGAGCTACTTGACGAAATGTTTGCTTACCACCAGCCAGAGTTATGGATTTTTGGTCATTATCATATAAAATGGTTTGGTGAGATTAACGGAACTAAGTTTATGTGTTTGCCCCCAGGTGGATATCTTGATGTGGAGATTAAATTATGAGTTGGAAGCAGTATAGAAGAAAAGGCCTGTCTGAAATGCGACCATACGTAGAGGGTGAAACCTTAGAAAGGGTTAGCATTTCCCAAGCTGACAAAGAAAATGGATCGCCAAAACTGGGTGATATGATTGCAAGAAACCCCAAAGATCATAGCGATCAATGGTTAGTGGCAAAAAAATATTTTGAAGACAATCTAGAATTATACACTGGTGATTAAAATGGAAACGACTAACTTTTGTGTTTACCCTGAACACTGTAATTACCTCAAAGGTGATACAGGTAAGCCCATGGTTCATGGCGGGAGTCTGCTATTGCAAATGGATCGAGCCGCTGCCAATGCGGTGCGGATCGCCCTTTTCGATAGCGATTGTGACGAGTCCCGAACGGTTGGCGTCCAAGACGTTACCTTTTTCAAAGGGGCCGAACTGGGTGATATGATAAAAATCTACTCAGAAATTATCAGTTTGGGGTTGAAAAGAATTACTTGCAAAGTAGAATGTATGAGGGTAACCAAGGCCGGATATGAAAAAATGGCTGCGGGTACATTTGCATTTTGTTCATTCAAGGATGGAAAACCCCATCCACACGGTTTAAAGGAGCTATCTGATGTTTAGAGCATTGATTATGGTTTGCGTTCTGTTTTTAGCATCTACGGCGAACGCACAGTATACATTCAACTACGATCAGGGATTTGTTTATAGTGGTCGTATGCAATCTAGGCCGAATATTTATGGCGGTTATAACTATTATCAAGGTGGATATCGAGCCGCTTATTCTAGGCCAAATACTTTCGGCGGTAAGAATTATTACACACCTAATGGCTACGTGGGTGGCACCCGCCCTAACGTTTACGGCGGTTACAATTATCTACCAAAAAACTCAACCACAGGCAAAAAGAAGTGAAAACAGATAATTTTAAACAAGTTGAAAAGTTCTTTCCTAAACATGTCAAAAACCATAAGATTAGAATCTTAAAAGAAGATGGTTTATATCGACATTATCGTTGCGGTGTTCCGGACGAAAGTAACATGCATTTTTATATCATGACTTGGCCAAATTATTTAGCTTACACGGGCGATATGGGTGATTATCTATTCTGTAGAACAGACGATATGATTCATTTCATGTCCGGGGCCTGTCGGTCACATGGATATGCCGCTGAAAAATGCGTAGCGATGGATAAGGGCGATAAAATTGAAGAGTTTTCTGAAGATAAATTTAAGGAATGGCTCAAAGAAGAACGAAAAGAAGCTAAAAGTCTTGATGATGAAAGAAAAATAGAATATAATAGATTTAATGGCTATGCAACATCTAATCCTTCTGAAAGAGAAGCTCAATTAGCTGCTTTAGACGATGTAGAAGAGGCTTATGATGAATACGGGCCCGAGGGTGTTTATAGAACAGTATCTGATTTTAACTTGGCTGATGAAATGCCAGATTTTAATGATTATACTTATAGATTTTTATGGTGCATGAAGGCTCTAGAATGGGCCACTGAACGTATTTTGAACAGGGAAAAATATGTCGATCTTTTTTACGAGTGATATAGATTGTTTCCATAAAATTTAGCGTATCTACCTCTAGAAAGAGAGGAATATATGCCAAAACAAGAATACGTTTGTGATTTGTGTCAGTGTAAAAAATTAAGATACTCTAGCACTGTTAGAGGTACAAAGTTTTTCTGTAGTCCAAAATGCAAAAGTTTATTCCAAAAAACATTGAATGGGGATAAAAATCCAAATTTTGGAAAAAAGTGGACAGATGATAAAAAAGAAAAACAAAGCAGTTTAGTAAAATCAAAAGTTAACGATAATTATAGACATAATGTTGGTAAAGCTAATAGAGATAAAAAACTTAGTACAGAGCATAAAAATAAAATCAGCATTGCAACAAAAGGAAAGAAAAAAGGGCCCAAAAGCGATTATACAAAAAAGCTTATAGGGGCAGGATCAAAAGCCAAATGGACTCTAGAATACAAAATTAAACATAGGTCTAAAATGGAATCAATTGGTAGGTGGCTTCCGTTAGACCAAAAAGAAGACTGTGAAATCTATTTTAAAGAATCAAATTGGATTAGTTTTATGTTTGATATTGTAAGCCTTGAGTTATTCAAGAAATATGGCGTGTGGCATTGCAAAAACAATAAAATTGGTCTTGTCCGCGATCATAAATACAGTCGTAAGTCTGGTTTTATAAATAAAGTTTTCCCAGAAATTTTAAGGCATCCGGCTAACTGCAACTTGATTAGTCATAGTGAGAATGTTAGAATGGCACAGATGGGCATGGATGACCTTATTACCATAGAAGAATTGTTTGAAGCAATACAGTGCTATAATGGTAATTGGAAAGAGCATGAAATTTGTTTACAATTAATAACCGATTATTTGTCAGGAAAAAGATGGACAAATAAGCATAAGAAAGGAGCCGTATAGAAATGATTTACTTTACTTCTGATACGCATGCATTTCCACAAAAACATTTGTGCTGGTTGTACTGACTGGGAGCCGAGCCGGGCTTTGAGTTCGCGGCCATATGATGATCCAACCAAGATGACTCTGGAAATGGCCCGCGTGATTAATAGTGTTGTCGGTGCCAACGATGTGCTTTACCATTTGGGCGATTGGTCATTTGGTGGCAAGGATAAAATCAGGCGTTTTCGTGAAATGCTGAACTGTAATACTATTCATTTTGTTTACGGAAACCATGACCATAATATTATGGAGAATGATGAGTTTAAGGCATTGTTTGCTTCTACTCAAGACGTAGTTCGAAAGACTTTTGCGGGCGTTGGTTTTGTTTTGTTTCATGAACCAATTGGTGCCTGGGCGGGTATGGGCCGTAGCTATATTCAGTTACACGGCCATTGCCATGGTAACTATGTTAACACTCTAAATCGACAGTTAGATGTTGGCGTAGACACCAACGGATTTAAGCCTTACTCTCTAGATGAGATTTTGGATAGGTTTAAGGATGTGAGTCCGTCCCGAGTTGACCATCACGATGAAAAGAGTAATGTAAGATGAATAAGTTGATGCCTATTATCATACTCGTAGCCGCTCTTGTGAGCGGTTACGCTTATAATAAAACTCAAGAAGTTCTCAAGCTTAAGCAGGATATAGATCGCTTGCAGAATTTGATCCATGGTCTCAGAGACACCTTTGGTGATGATGAATCCGAGCGTGAACCAGAAATAGTTGTAGTTAGGGAAACTGAATACCTCTTGCTGCCGCAAGAGGAAAAGGTGGTGGCGGAAGCGCCCCCGGCACTAAAAACAATCAACCCTAACAAAGTGCCCGCAACTAAAAACTGGGTTTTACACGGCGGTGAAACGGTTGCTCGACTAACAGAGCATTTGACTGATCCAGCAGAGCCACACAAGGTTGAGGCCCGTTTAATTCAAGGGTGGAACTTAGATCAACTAAAGCGTTTACATTCCTATCTTCATAACGGATTTCCTATAGAGGCGTTGTACGAATGATATTTGTAATAACACTAATTGTAATCGCTTGGGTGTGCTGTGGATTTGCGGCTTTGATAGTTGCAGCCTCAATTGATAGAGAGGCGGGCGAAAGTCTTAAAAAGCAAATAGAAAAACATGTAGATCATTCTGATTTTGTGCCTTCGTTATTGCTAATGTGCCTGTTCGGTCCCCTATCTGTCTTAGCAATGTTGTGCATATGGGCAATATTTTCTTTTCCAGAAATTAGTTTGGATAGAATTTTAGCTTATATACCACTAAAAATAGCCGAACTTATTGATTGTCTTTTTATTAAGCCTGGGGGCGATAATGAACGTTAGCATTATAAAATGCTGTGAATGTCAACAGCCCGGAACATTAAGACAAATGTTTTACGTTGATTGGCATGGAAATAAAATTGTGTTAGAAGAATACAGATGTTATTGTGATGCATGTTGGAGATTTTATTGTCTCTGTGCAGATTAAACTAGATATGGAGCCAAAGGCATGAACTATAAAGAAATTCTACAGGCAATTGTTGATCGTGGTGTTCCAAAGCAACCGGTTCGCGGGACCGAAAAAGTTGAGAACGGAACTATTGGTTTGTTTTGTGAAAACTTCCGCCATGACATGTCGCAGGGCTTCCCGCTCACCACATTAAGGCAAGTGCCCTGGAAGTCATTACGCATTGAGCTAGAGGGCTTCATTAAGGGAATTACGAGCAAGGCTTGGTACCAAAATCAGGGCTGTAATTTTTGGAATGAGTGGGCCAATCCACTAGAGGTAAAAAGGTTCTATGAGAAAAACTATACAGAACATGTGAAAGACGACTGGGTTGATGAAGACCCATACATGTCTTTTGAACAAGCTAAAAAATACATTCAAATGTCAGTTGATGATCTTGGTCCGATCTATGGCTACCAGTGGCGTCAGTTTGGACAACAGTATGGGCCTGTAGAGGCCCAATATACCTCAGTATATACTGAACATTACGAATATGCGGAAGCTATGAATGGTCTATTGGATGGTGTGGATCAACTAAAATCTTTGGTTGACCAGTTGAAAACTAATCCATATGATCGTAGAATGGTTATATCGGCCTGGAATCCGAACCAGCAACAAATGATGGCATTGCCAAGCTGCCATGTATTATGGAACGTTGTAGTTTATGGTAACAAGCTAAATTTGGTCTGGTTTCAAAGATCGTGTGACGCTAGCCATGGAGTTCCAGCCAATATAGCCTCATATGGATTGCTTTTATTGCTTCTGTGTGAAGAATCTGGCCTTGTGCCGGGCGAACTAGTTGGGATTTTGTCAGATTGTCATTTATACGACAATACAATACCGTCAGTAAAAATTCTTCTTGAAAGAGAGGAAAAAGAGCTACCACAAGTTAAAATAAAACGCAAACCAGATGGCAGCTTTTCCATATTTGATTGGACCTGGAAGGATGTAGAAACTATAGGCTACAACCCACATCCCAAAGTCAATATGGGTGATGTAACAGTTTAATCTCTTTCAGGAATCCTAGACGCATCAAGATATAAATAATCTTTAAATTTAGGATTGGGAGAATTTAATCTATTGTGTATAGTTTTTGGGGGTATGCCAGTGGCCTTAGCTGCTTCCCCCACAGACTTATATTCAACACCATTTATGGTGAATGGCATGTTTTGGTTACCGTTATATTTACCCGTAAAATATTCACTTAGTTTTTTGCGTGTTTCTGGAGACCTCTTAAACAACGAGTCGCCACCGCTAGTAGAATTATACCCTTTGTTAAAAGTGTCGTAATACTGAATCCAATATATCTCTCGGTCATTTAATGTCTCGGGAGAACATATTTCGAGTATTTCTATGCTAAAGTTTTCAAAACCATATTTTTTAATAGCTTGATATAGCTTAGGCAAAGATTTTTTCTTTGGATTCTTGTGCTCCACAAGGCGACGATCAAAGTCGATAGACTGACCGATATAACTTTTGCCCGATGGCGAAGTTAATTTATAAATACAGCATGTCATTTTGTTCCCCCTTGCCATATAATACGCAAAAGAAAGCAGCGACAGTATGAAAATGGGTCATGGGCTCGACATTGGTGATTATGCCAGATGCTATCATGGCGTCATTGGCCTAATAACAGAAATCAAATGGGTCTACTATAAGAATAGTAAATACAAACGGCCCAAATGGATTGGCGTGAATAAATTTGGTGGTGTTTGGACGAGCGTTTGCCCTACTCCTGTTAGAAATTACAAAGGATTTCCAGATGTACATTATAAAGTCCCCCGATAGAGAATCGATTGTAAGTCATCATACCAACAATCTTGAAACCGCACAGGTTCTTAAGAAATACATTGAGGACAAATACAGTTGTACAATCACAATCGAAGAACGGCCCGGCATCCTGTACTATGATTGTCCAGGTATGAAATGCTTAAGTCCTAAGCTATACAAAGTAGTCGCTGCGGGATTGATCGAGGCCGGTATTGATGATATTGATATGCTTATGACCGCTTTCTTAAATCAAGAGCCGACCTTTGAGAAAGGCTTTATGCGAATTCCATCTTTCTGGTGCAATCTAACTCTCAGCAAGGAAGAGTTTGAAAAGCTAAAAGAATGGTTTACCGAAAACAAAGAACATGTTGAAGAGTACGCTAAAGAAGCGACAGCTATTATTATTGGGGGAATCAAAAATGGCTCGCAGGAAACCCAAAACAAAGTATAAGCGGAACGGGCATATTCGACAAGACGTTTGACCGATCCTAATACGCCAGCGGGTCGAAGAATATGAAGAAAATATCAGAAAAATAAACAAATACTCTGATTTTCATAAAGAGGCAGCCAAAAAACATTTGCTTTTTATGCAAAAACACTGTATTCACAAGTATGGTGAATTACATCAAATAGGCTGGGTGCCCGATATTGAAGTTATGGGGTATACTTGTGAACTTTGTGGTCATGCAGTGAGGCAAAATGAAAAACCTAAAAAACCATGGTGGTAAATGCCGAATAAAAAAGAGATACTTAAGCACAGACAAAAGCAAGTCGATGCATACAAATTAAGCGTAGGCTGCGAACTGTGCGGCTATAATAAGCATCCTTCGGCTTTATGTTTTGACCATCTAGAAGAAAAACACGATGCCTGTAGAAGCGGCTCTCGCCCAGGCGGTATGTATCAGTTATATAATGCTAAGTATGACATATCCATCCTTATGGATGAGATTAAAAAGTGTCGTGTGCTTTGTCATAACTGTCATATGGAAAATACCTATCATAGAAACAAAACTGATATTCATTTACTGATTATGAATCAAGAAGAATTAGAAAAACATTTGAGAGATTTCGAAAATGAGAATCATAGTAGCGGCCAGCAATAATAACGTCATTGGTAAAGACAACGGGCTTCCTTGGAATGTTCCGGAAGATTTGCGGCATTTTGCAAAAACCACTAAAAGCGGCTCTTTGATCATGGGTTATAATACCTACAAAAGCTTGCCGGGCCCGCTTAAAGGCAGGTCTAACTATGTTATAGATAATAATTTACATTTAGACTATTATTTCAGTCATCAGTATGACAACCTAATGTATGTTCAGTCTTTGTCCTATCTAGTATATAATAGGCGTGGTTTATTACTAAATCCAAACACATACCTTATAGGCGGGGCTAAAACGTTTGAAGAAGCTTTGAACTCTCAAGCAGAGCAGTATATCACAGAAATCATTTTGACAAGAATAAACTTAACTGTAGAGGGCGACCGGCACTTCGCAATCCCGCCCGGCTGGGTCTGCTTAGTTAGACAGAAACTTTCTGATATGGCAACTGTAGAATATTATAGGAGAGGTAACTAATGGTTCTATTACTTTCATTACTAATTCCAATTATTATTTTTGGAATTTGGTATATATTTTATGGTTTAGAGTTAGCTATGAACGGGGCCGGAAACGACTTCGTTTATAACCCAATTGAGCATCTAGAAAAAGATTTATACAACTTCGGCACTTTAAGAGGTAGAAAATCTTATGTTTACAAGCTTAAGATAAGGACAAAAGATTACGAAGATGAAGAAGTTGATGACGCAGTTTATTACAATATGCTGCCCGCTATTTGGTACCCGTGGGTATTTCATGGCCTGTTTTTTAGTCTGTTCACAGTTTCTATAGTTCAACTTTTGTATAGGATTTTTGAATGAAAGTATTTAAAATAAGACCAGAAGCGAAGTTGCCCACTAAAGCTGACGGTGATATGTGTTATGATCTATATGCTTGCATAGACGAACCGATTAGATTTGTCCACGGAACTGTTGTAAATATCCCAACTGGCGTTAAAATTGCTCTGGGCGAAGGCAAACATGCTAGTGTTCGCCCTAGAAGTGGTTTAGCTGCCAAATTCGGGGTTGACGTATTGGCTGGACAAATAGACAATGGCTATCGTGGCGAATGGATTGTTGTTTTAACAACTCATAAGTCTGGGGAGATAGGTAATTTAAATCTGTTGGTAGTGCAACCGGGTGATAAAATTGCTCAATTTAAAATTGAGGAAGATATCACCGAGCCTGTAGAAGAGGTTTTTGATGAGGCTGAGCTAGGCGAAACTATTCGAGGTGAAAAGGGTTTTGGTAGTTCAGGAAATTGAATCCTTTTACTCATTTAAACAGTCTTTACCATATGAAGAATTCATGAAGCAAGTTAAAAATATCAAATGGTGGTTCAATGAGTAGTCTGCGTATATAATAGTGAAACCCCCTATTTATACGAGGAAAATTCATGCAACCTAAAGATAAATTCGCTCATTTAGTAAGATATCTTAAGAAACAATTTCCAGAAATTACTTTTAGGGTATATCGACGCTCAGCCCCCAAAGGATATTGGGGGTGGTGTGACAAGAACAAAAAGGGCGAGTTTATAATACTTGTTGATAAAGACGCTGGTTATGGCGGGCAGGTTTTCATGTTAATCCATGAACTTGCTCATGCCTTATCATTTGATAAAGATAAACACCCTAGTGACCACGGCCCTATTTTTGGGATGGCATACGCTAAAGCTTGGAGAGTATATCAGGAATGGATAAAAACACCTTGGAAAGCCTTAAAAACGCAAGAGAAGAAGTCAAAAGGCTAAACAAATTACTGAAAGATCAAGAGTTGGTAAGTAAAATCTTTCAGTATTCTTATTTTGTAATAATGATGCTGATTTTTGGCTTCGAGTGTTTTGTTTTATTTTCAATACCTAATAGCGGACCAGAAGAATTCTTTATTGCATTTCTTGTCGCTCTGTGCTGGCCCTTAATCATATTATACATTTTAATCAGGTGCTTTGTATGAAGAAATTCTTTTAGGGCTATTTCAAGATTCAATTGATTTACTAAAAAACGCTATTGAATATCTATTTGAAAGAAAAAGCTATGGTTAAAACGGACACTCTTTGCGGCTGTAAAACTTGCGTTTGTGAAGTCGGTGGCTATCAAGTACACTTGACTTTGAAAGAGGTAAACAGTTCGGTTCTGAAAATACTCGAAGAAAGAAAAACAGAGCTAATTGTAATCACCAATTACGTTCCCGATCATGGAACATATGATGAGTTTATTACTTCTAAAAATTATCATAGCAAGTATTCTGCTTTGCTTGGATTGTTTGCATTGGCTAAGAGAATCACAGATGAGACCGGTGTAGAGATTCTACGACATAAGATCGAGTCTCATCCTAAAAATAACGAAATATACTTTTACAAAGAAGTACATTACAAGATCGACCCAGAAGATATTCCTAGGCTTCGCCCATATTGTTTCTTTTCTAAGAACGCCAAGGGAACTTTGTTTGCAACCGAGCGTTTTTCACGGCCTATAGAGCCTATCATAAGACATACTAAGTATGTCATTGAAGATGTGATCTATGACACAAATCTTGCATTAGATGATAGGTTGGTGAAAAATGTTGATAGCAGCGGGAACGGGACACAGACCCCACATACTGCCATGCAAGTATGATGAAAATCACGCATGGTTGAGAGAGCTTAAAAAGCGTATAAAAGAAACTTTAACTAAAAATCATGTTGATGAAGTAATAGCGGGCGGTGCGATTGGCTTCGATACTTGGCTAGCTCAATCTACCTTAGAACTAAAAATACCGCTACATGTTTATGTTCCGTTTAAGGGTCAAGAGGCTAAATGGCCAGCCCGAGCCCGTAAGGAATATGAGAGGATTTTATCACTTGCCAAAACCGTCAATTATATTGATGAAGAGTACACGCCTAGTTCGTTTCACAAAAGGGATCGTGCTATGGTCGATGATTGTAATTTAGTGCTAGCACTATGGAATCCAACTGTTAGTGAAGGTGGCACGTTTTACACAGTTAATTACGCGAAAGATAAAGGTAAAAGACTGATTAACCTATGGAAAGAATAAGAAGCCTATTTATTTCTGATATACATTTAGGGGTCGCAGAGAACAATGCGGCCTCTTTGTGTATAGATATCTAGGATAATTTACTAGATATTACATGCACGAACCTGACAACTGTAAGTTATCTGCGGGTAGTTTACAGTCCTTTTTTTGAGGATATCAAAATGGTCAGGAGAAGCATAATGAATCTAATCGGTATATTTCTAATAATAATTGCGTTATGGCAGAGCCCTACACCTGCCCCAGTGTTGCCAGAGCCGCCAGTGCCCGTTAAGCCTAAGCCAGATTCGATCTTGGTGCCCAAGCCAGCCCCAGCCCCAAAGGTTAAATGGGTGATTCCTAGACTGGTCGAATATCCAGCAGTGCGTGACAAGTACAAGCAAAATAATATCTATTCTGCCGTACTTAACAGACATCGTGTCGGGCATACACAAGGGAGTCGAGAGACCCAGGCACATGAAACAGTTCATTTTATAAATAGTAGCCTGAGAAATGCCTTAGTTAGAAAAACAACAGAAGAAATCAATAAGGGTTTACTCCCATTGGGTTATTCCAATAAATTGTATTGTATTTTTATGGCTCCAAATCAATATGTAACATTGGTTGGACCTAAAATGAGAAAGTCTAACATAGCTGAATTTGTTCCCGACTCTTTACAGTTTACTAGATATCCATTGTATGTAGTCGGCCAAACAGCATGGGATGATATGCCTCTTTATGTTCTAGATGAATGGTCTGCTTACATGGTTGGTGCCCAGGTCGGAATTGAAGATCATAACAACGGTGTGTCTCCAAGCGGAACCACTGATGTCGCGGAAGGAACACTTGAAATGGCCATCTATTCGGTAGCAATGTGCATGGCTATTGAAAAGAATGACCCGAAAGCGTTAACACCCGAATTTATGGGAGTAATTGACTTTATGCTCCATAGAGCAGAGAAAATCTTTAGTGAAGGGCGTAAAATTTTCCCTCACGCAAGACAGGAAAAAATGCTCAACAACCTAAAAAATTCTCCAGATGCTGAGTCAATGAGGCAGTATTTGAAATACAATTTCGATGGAGTATTACTAGACTTGCCTTAAATTGTTGAAGGTTCATAAAAAAATCAACATGATGAAAAGAAATATGAGCGAAAAAGAATTTTTATATTTTTGTAATAAGGTAGCTACTAATGAAAGAAACTCTTAATGACATGGCGGCAGAGAGGGCTGTGCTGGCCGGTATGTGTCAGTACGGTCTTGAAGTTTCACTTGACATAGACTTTGTTACAGAACAGCATTTTACCGATAGTTCTAATCAGCTAATTTTTAAGTGTGTTGACAGTATCTTGCAGGATGGGGTAAAGGTTGAGCTATCAACTATTCTATCCAAAGCTAACGAACTAGGCTTAGAAGGTTTGTTAGAAAAGAATGATGAAATCGCGTTCTTACGCTCACTTTTCAATATGCCTGTTCATCAAGACAACATACCTACCTATGCGGCTAAGTTAGCCAAGCTTAAGCTGATCCGTGACATAAGAAAGACGCTGCGTGCCTGCGATCTAAGCTTGGCAGATGCAACGGGCGGTGAAGATATCGGCGGTCTACTAGAAATGGTGGAAGGGCCAATCCAGAAGCTAGTAGC